TAGATCTTCCCGTTCGTGTAATCCCCGCCGTACCATCCGCCGTTCCAGCTTGTCAGTGTGTTCAGTCGCCAGCGCCGTAGACCGTAGGACTGGCGTCGGTGCCATTCACCGGAGGCCACATCAAAGCCCCAGGTCATGCCATCCGGGAACGTCAGGTAGAACACCTTGTGGCCTTCGTCCTCGAACGTGAAGGCGAAGGCCTGCGCAATGTTGCATTCCGCGATCGCTTCCTCGATGGGGAAGGTGGAAACGCGGACCGGCTGGTAACCCATGGCGCGATAGACCACGCCGTCATTGCCAAGCCAGAAAACGGAGTTGTCCAACAGCGCCATGGCGAAGGTGGATGCAAGTCCACGCTCCATGACCATGCCGTAGGCGCGCTGGAACGTCCCCGTTGCCGTGCCGTCATCGATGAAGGGCTCGATGGTGCGCGACCCCATCACCCACACTTCCCGATGGGTGACGATCAGGCCGACGATGGGGTCGGGTGCGCCTTCGGCTTCGTACTGGTCAAGCGTGTTGTAACTCGTCGCATCGGCAAGCGCCGAGGTGAACCAGAACCGCTTTCCGGGCTCTACGCCGGCAATGTAGGAGTCGATGTAGTCGAAACAGATGGCGCCGACGAAGCTGGGGTCGGTGATCTGCGCCAGCGTGCCCTTCACGGTGTCATACACGTAGCCGCTCAGACCGTTTGCGATGGCAATCTGATTGCCGCCCGTGATCTGGTTGTGCGCCATCGACACGCGCCCCACACCAGGGATCGTGCCGAGGTTCGTGGCGACACCCTTGGGCGAAATGGAGAACAGGCTGTTGCCCGAGACGACAAGAAACAGTCCTTCGGCGTTATGCGCGCCGCGAATTGGCGCATTCGTTCCGAGATCGCAGAACGGGACCAGGCCGGGAACGCTCTTGAGCAGCGATCCAGAGCGCGTTCCGTTGCGTTCCGCGTTCACCGGCAAATAGTTCTGCGTGTCCTGCACCGACCAATCGTAGGTTTCGTCCGCATAGGAGCCGCCGACGACGGGGAAAGGCTGCCAGCGAGGCATCAGCGGTAGAACCCGGATCGCCAGCCACCGCCGACACGTTGCGCGTTGCCGATGGGAAGATCATCGTAGCTGCAGCGCTCGTAGAGATTCGACGCCACGAACGCACGGAGCGTCCCAAGTCCCTGCGTTGCCATCTGGACAGTCACGGCATCGGGCTGTACGCCGAATCGCGGCGCAAGACGGATGGCGAGTCCGTAGCCAATGGCTTCATCAGCCTCCAAGGGCGTCGGCATCGAGGCTTCGGAATTGGGGACGTCCTGCCAACCTAGGCTGATGCCATCCACTTCCCACGTACGCATCATCTGGTTGAGCGCGCGCAAGGCATCCGCGGTGTCGTTCTCGTCCAATGCCGAACTGGAATCCGCGACACGCAAGTGCTGCAGCGCATCCCGAATGATGGAAATGGCCTGCGTCATGTCGGCTCCAAGAAAAGCGGGGGCTTCGGCCCCCGCCAAGTCCACTGCACGATTACTCGGTGATGCGGCAGATGTGATCCGGGCGGATCACCGCGCTGCCCAGCAGCACATCGACGCGGGTGCGCTCCAGGTCGTTGAAGCCATCGCCAAAGGTCATCACCCGCACCGACACGTTGCCTGCAGTCGCGGTGTAGCCTTCGCACGACGCCAGCACCGGCAACGGCGCGAAGGCGGCTGCAAAGGCATCCTTGTGGAACGCCAGGTTCTGGCGCGCACCGGGAGTGGCCACCGTGTCGAAGATCGTCACGGGCGCACTGCTGGACGGCAATGCGTCGATGGTGCCGATGACGTTCGCGGTGGTGGGAATCAACGCCGGGAACACGGATAGGTTGCCGGAGCCACCCGCATAGTTCGCAGTCACCACGAACTGGCGCAGCTGACCATTGCTGACGCCAGTGATCGGGTTGACCCCGTGGACACCTGCAATCGTGATGATGGTGCCCTGCGCGATGGCACCCGTACCGGTGCCCACGGCGACCGCGGTTGCACCAGAGACCGGAGCTGCCGTCAGTACGTAGGCTGCGCTGGCATTGCCCACCAGGTACGGAAGCAACTGCGACACGTAGAAGTTGAAGTTGCTGTAACGGCCCACCTTGCCAGTGTCGAACTCGTCCGAGATTTCCTTGGTCGGATTGAACAGCGCCGCGTTGTTGTCCTGCAGATCGACGTTCGCATCCGACGAGAACAGGATGGTGCGGCGGTCGGAGGGCGTCAGGTAGCGGTCCAAGGCTGCGCCGGCCTGCGCATAGACCTTGCGCAGGGTGGGAACCGTGCCAGGGGTGCCGACCACCTGCCCGGCCCCGAGCGCCATCTGCTGGGTGAGATACGCCTGCACCTGCGTGCGCACGCTGTTCATCGCAGGACGCAGGAAGCGCTCCTTGAACTGCGACAGGTTCAGCACCTTTTCCACGGCGGTGAACTTCAGACCGGCGCCGATCTGCTGCGACAGGGTGAGGTTCACCTTGCCTTCGGTCACGTCGTTGTCCACGAACGTCGAACCGTTCCAGGTCACCGGCACGGGCGGAATGCCGATGCTGATCGTGGAACCCTTCTTGTAGCCCTGCACGGGCGAGCCGAACTCGTTGTCGTAGCCGGTGTTGATGTTCGGGATCAGGTTGTCTTCTTCGACCAGCATGGCCGCCGCTTCGCGGGCGATCATCTGGTGGGTGAGGATCGTATTGCTCATGGTGTCTGCCTCTTGGGATTAAGAGGCCCGCTTGTTTCGGCGTTCCCACCACTGCTGATCCGTGAGCTTCTCCGGCGGTGTTTCCGTCGGTGATTTGCCGCTCACGGTGGCAACAGGTGGCGGAGCCTTCGAGACGGGCCGCACGGCTGCTTGGGGTGCCGGCTGTGCCGGCGTGTTGGGCAGCGCTTGCGGCGCGGCTGCTAGGCGCGATGCGATGCGATCCACTGCGGCAGCCGCGAGATGCGGCTGTATCGACGCAAGCTGGAACGCCAAGTCGTCATCGTTGGCGAGGGCGTAAGCGATCTCAGGCCCGTTGTCGTGGGTCATGATCGCGAGTTGCACAGCCTCGGAAGGCTGATAGGGAATCGCCATCACCTTGTCGGCGAAATCAGGATGTGATGCGGCGAACTGCGCGACCTTGCCGTTGTAGGTTTCGGTCACTTCCTGAAGGCGACGGGTGGCGACTTCCTGGTGTTGCTGGAACTTGTACGTATCGAGGGCTTGTGAGGCGGCCCATTCCGCCGTGGCCCGCTGATGCGCGGCGGGGTCGAAATTGGATTGTTCGAGAGTGGGTGCCGGGCGTTGTTCGGGCGTCTTCGCCTTCACTGCGGCAAGGTCGGATTCCAGTTCGCGCACGCGGCTCTGCAGGCGATTGATGTACTCGCCTGTCCGATTGCGCTTCGGCGGTTGTTCCGGCGTCTTTTCCTTTTCAGCCGCAGCTTTCGCTTCGGCTTCCTTGGCCGCGGCCTCTTGGGCAACGGCTTCCGCGTCACTGCGCGGAGGAGTGGCAACGACTTGGGTTTCTTCCACGCGCGGCAGTTCGCCGCTGGCCTGCTGGCCTTCGGTTTCGGTACTCATGACATCCTCACGGATTCGGCGAAAAGCCCCGCCGTTCAGGCATAAAAAAACCGCCTCTAGGCGGTCATTGCGGAGGGTTGAAAGCTCCGGGTTTCACTGGCATGGGTCGAACCATGGGCCAATTCGGCGGCGCAATGCTGGCGTCGTACATCGCGGCGCGCGCGTCATGCGCCAACGTCTGTGTGGCAGCGTGATCGCTGACAGCGAGCGCGTCGTCCACCTGGTGATGTCCGGCGATGGCGCGATCACGCTCGATCTGAGCCTGCGCCTTCGGCAAGACGGCCTGCGCTTCCGCAGACTCGCGCTGCGCTTTGGCCTGCTGCAACTGCGTTTCCGCCTGCATCTTCGCCATCTGCGCCTGCTGCGCCGGATTCGGACCCTGTTGTTGCGGTGGCGGCTGATCGCCCGGTTGCGGCTGGAGCAATCCCTGATTGACCAGGATGCGCCGCACCGCTTCGGACACTTCCTCGTTGCCGGGAAGGTCGAGGTTCTTGACCACCATGTACGACAGCAACTCGCCCAGCGGCGGGAAGCTCGAACCCACCTGGCCGACGAGCTGCGCAAATGCTGTGACGGCTTCCTGTCGCTGCGTGGCATACGCCGGTCCGACCGTGATCGTCACGTCATAGCGGCCCTTGCTGATGTCGTTCAGCGTAAGCGTCTGCCCGGTCTGTGGGTCTTGCACCTGCTGGTACAACTGCACCCACTTCTGACCGCCATCCTGTCCTAGCACGCGAATCACTCGCTGGGTGTCGTACACGCGCGGGATCATGTCAACCAGGATTTCGTACTCGAAATGAATGGCGCGACTGAGGTTGTCGATGTAATTGAACGTCGATACCTGCGATTGCACCTTGCGCTGCTGGATCGCTGCACCACTGGTTTCGTTGCCCTGCAGGCCCAGGCTTGGATTGAAGATGCCCGTAGCGGCCTTGATATCGTCGTTGTCCATGTTCGCCAGCTGGATAAGCGCCGTAGGCACTTCCGCTTGCTGGGCACGGGCCGGCGTTCCATCAGCACCTTCCGCAATGGGCAGATACGGCCGGTCTTCCGCGTTCGCCTTGTTCCAGAACGACTCGAATCCCTTGATCCATGAGAGCTTCGTGATGAACGGCGCTTTCGGAGCCTTGGCAACCGCCTCGATGATCGCGGTGCGATGGACGTTGTGAAGCCGCTGCTGATCCTTGGACGAACGCACAAGTCCCATCCAGTGGTCCTCGCCGTCGATGCTCTCGATCTCGCCCCATACGGGAATGATAGGGATGAACTTCGACGGAAACTCCTGTTCAGCGGTAAGCCATGACGCGCCGTTTGTGAGGCGCATGTACACCTTGTGTGATGCCACCGTACGCTCATTGGAGATCTGGATGCCCGATGCCTGCAAGGCGTCCATGTCCGTTTCGTCTTCCCATACCGTCTCGCCATTGGAGAGCGCGAGTAGCTGGCGCTTGACCGGCTTCTTGTACCAGTACTCGCAGATGCGCACCTTATCCGCATCAAGCCAGTCCTTTGCGCGTGAATCGCCGTCGAAGTCGTGAAGATCAGCATCCGGGTACTGGCGTTCAAACTCGCTCCTCGGGATGAATTCCTCTACGAACACGAACCGACTGTCGCGCTTGTCGATCTCCACCGACGCCGAATCGAACGTGACAGCCGAGAAGTTCCGGATCGGCTTGATCCAGATGCACTGATCAAAGCTGTCCTCGTCCGCATAGTCGGTCGTGATGCGCCACACCCCCATGCCGCCCTTCACGGCAGACTCGAACGCGATATCGTGCGCAAGATCAGCGTTCGACGCGTCGAGGATGTTCATCGACAGGCCGTTCATGATCTCGGCAAGCCCGGTGTCTGATTCCTCCATGCCGCGGACTTTGCCCATGGGACGCGTCTGCCGCATTTCGTTCACGACTTGACGAACGTGGGCCTGCAGCTTCGGGAACTCGTAGCAGGGACGATCTGCGCGGCGTGACTTCAGCTTGGCGTCCCACTGGTGACCAGGCACCGACACGAACAGGATGTCTTCCTTGGCCTTGTCGTAGAGTTCCAGCGATGCCTCGCGCGAGATGCGGTAGCGCTCCAGCATCTCGAACAGCGCATCGCCCTCTTTCTTCGTCTGGCGCGCCATCAGTAATCGACCTCGTAATCCATGTTCACGGGTTCGGTTTGCTCAGTGGTGGCATAGCGCAGCATCATCAGTGCGTACCGCACAGCACTCAGGATGTCGTCGTGTTCTTTGACGATGCGGCCGTTGTCGCGGTGATAGGTGGCGAACTCATCCCACAATGGTTTGAGGTGCGACGCGAACTTGAGTCGCCCCGTCTGCATGCGTTCCAGCATTTCCATCACGCCGGCTTCCAAACCATTCGATCCATCCGCGAAGGTGGCGCGCTCGTTGAGCATCGCCACGCCCTGCGTGCGGTACTGCTTCGCCAGCTGCTCGCCACTTCCCTTGTCGTGCTGTAGGCCGTCATGCGGCCATGACACGGGAATCCACGGACCGCGCGCCTTGATGGCTGCGGCATGCACCACGGGCGTTTCGCGGCTCACCGCATAGCAGTCGTACACGTACACCACATCGGCATCCCGATCCCAACTCAGCCACGCTGCAGCCGTCGGATGGTCCCAGCCGAAGTCCAGGCCGCAGACACGTGCCCACGCTTTCGGAATGGCGAAGCTCTCGTACTCGACCTTGCTGCGCGCAATCGGGAACACTGCGCCCTCGCCGAGCATCGGGATGCCTTCGGCGCGCGCCTTGCGTTCATGCTCGGGATACGCCGCGATAATCCGTTCGCGCTGTTCGGGCGTGTAGTGTCCGGCATCCACAATGCCCATGCGAACGGTCACACGGTCGGGCGATTCCTCAGACAGGAAGCGCCGCACGACCTTCGACATGCCAAGCAACGGCGTGAAGGTCGTTAGAACAATGCCGCCCGTGGCATTCGTGCGCGTCAGACCTTCGCTGTAAATCTCCTCGGACGGCTCTTCATCGAACCAAACCACTTCGACGGAATCGCCCTGGAACTTCGTGCGCCCCTGATCGTACGACTTGAAGATGATCGTGGATTCGCCGCCCGACACATGCCGGACACGCACCATCGTCACCGCATCCTTGACGTTCGGATACGGCGCGACCATCACGATGTCGTCGCCGGGGATTGCTCCCGTGCCGCGTTCGTGCGCACGACCCAGCAAGATGCGCTGCGCCGCGTCGCGCGAGACTTCCATCGTCTCCGATGCCACCCACGCAGTGATTGCGTGATCGAACCGTTTCCCGCTCCACCACTGCGGATAGCGACCAGTGACATGCATCGCCACTTCGGCGCCAGCGCAGTACGTCTTTCCAACCTGGTTGGCCGCCATCAACAAGCGCTCGCGGACTTCCTTTCCAAGCGCATGGAACTCGATCTGCTTCGGATACGGCGCGTAGTCGCGCAGACGATTCATGCGCACGCGCCTTTCCCGCTCGTCCAGCATCCCGAGCAGTTCCAGCTTCTCTTCGCGGTCCATTACGGCGCCGCGAGTACCGTGGGTCCGTTGCCGCTGACGGCAGGCATGAAAATCGGATCGCCGCTCACATCCACGCGGAACATCTGCATGTAGACTTCGCCGTTGTCCAGCGTGGCCGCGCACTGCAGGACGCTATCGCCGATCCAGTTGGCGAGAATGTCAACCGCCGCGCTGCGATTGTCGGGCTGGATGCGCGCACGGCTCATTTGCGCGATGTAGCCGAAATCGCACTTCCAAACCACACTAGCAACCTTCCGCGCGGAGGAAATGACGCCGTTGAAGTCGGCCACAAGACAGCGTTTCTCGCCCATCATCAGCCGGCAATCTTGGATGCGCGTGCGGTAGTAGGCCGACGCAACGGCCTTCGTGGTGCGCCCGATCTCGTCGCAGACAGCTGGCGTGACATTCACTGTCACTGTGGCGACGTTGCTGGTGTCGCCGTTATAGGTTGCCGTGTACGTGAAGCTGTCCGGCCCGAAATATCCGTCATTCGGCGTGTAGAGCAGACTCGATCCGCTTACCGATGCGGCGCCGTTTCCAGCCGATGACACGATGGCGAGCGTCGACCCTGTGACAGGACTTCCGCTCTGCGTGATGACTGGCGTTACTGCATTGTTGGAGCTGTATTCCGCGCAGCTGATCGTTTCGTTCGGCGCGACGGGGGCAGCGAGCGGAGTCACTGTGAAGTCATACGCGTACCCACTGCTGAATTGCGAGCTACCGATGACTTTGAGTCTCTCACCCCCGGAAAGCGTCCCGGTATTCCACGGGTACGATCCCGCCGCTACGGTCCCGGATGTTGGTTTCCAATAAGGGGCGGCCGGCGCGTTCGTATTCAAGAACTCGACAACCGTGGCGCCCGTTCCGGTGCCGGCCATCGATGCAAGATTGTTCATCGTCGCCGATGCAAACTCGCCTGATACTGCAGCGCGATTGCAGATGATGTACTGATCCGGTCCGCCGCTCGGTCCGCTGTTGAATACGTACTTGGTTCCGTCCCAGTACGAAGGCGGCGAATGACCAGCATCGTCCGTCCACAGCGTCGGATCCAAGAGCAGGTTAGTACTCATTGGCCCGCCTCAATTCGTCTTGATTCGCAAGCCGAAGGTCTCGCGCTTTACTGCCTTCGTACACGCGCCAGAGATAGCCGGGCGTCTTGACGTCGTGCCACTCCTCGTCAGCGATCGCACGCGTCTGCGCCACATCCCCGCAACAGGACCACTTCGAGTGATCGATGATGCGCGTCCGCAGAAAGGCTGAGAGATGATGTCGCTTGCCGCCCATGCGGAACGCGTTGTTCCGCATTTCCACTTCCAGCGTACTTACTGCGGCGACCCCATCACGGAAGCCTTGCGCGAGATTCGCCAACGCGTCAGGTAACACCACGTCGTCGTCGTCAACGCACGTCACCCAGGGATAAGAGCCACGCGCATAACCATCCGCGCGCCCTTTGCCGATGTGTCCTGCATGCGCTTCGATCTTGTGCAGCGTCACGGGATAGCCTGCGCGACTGATGGCGAGCGTCAGACTCGTTAGGCACTGACGCTGCCAATCGGCGCGCGTCGTCGGTGAAAGCAGAACATGGACGTCAAGCATCCTGCGACGCCTTCCGCAACCGTTCGGCGATCACACCGTTCAATTCTTCGTCACTCAGCGCTTCGTAACGCGTTGTCAGCGTTCCCGACAACTCGACAGCCTTCAGATCCGGGATGACCTTGCGTAGCAGAATCTCCGCAGCCTTGATTTGCGTGCCGCTCATCGGCGTTGTTTCGGCGTTATCCGCATGATCGTCTAGCTTTTTCAGCAACTTGGCGGCGTCGATTCGATCACGCGCAATTTCCGGGTACGGCTTGCGTCGATTCGCGGCCACGATCATTCGCCCTTGAGCATCCGATGCGCCTTATTGCGCACCTGTGCCGCTGCCGAATCGCTGATCTTCCCCTCGTGCTGAGCCTGCGAGACGCGAGCCAACGCGTTGCGGGCGTGGCTTTTGTCCGGCATGGGGTACTTGCGCGCACCAGGCATCCCGAAATCGGACTTCGGGAGGTCGTTACGTCGTGAGCTGGTGAGCTTGGCCATGATTGACTCCTACGTTTGCCAGCGCCTCGATCACGCGCCCCATGCCGTGATCTTCGATGGGGTCGAGCGAGAAAGATGGCGTGCCGATCTTGGTGAGCGGGCCGGGCAGCGACAGTTCGGGTGGAACCTGCGTGACAATGTCCAGGCCGTTGCGCGTGGCGAACCACGGCACCTTGTTCGCGGCCAGCAAATCCTGTATTGCGGCATCGGCGCAGAGCCGGGGCGGCTCGAAGGCGTAGACCGGAACGACGTGACCCAGCTGCGCCAGCACCGCTCCGTAGATGATCGCCATGGCGCCGCCCAAGCTGTGACCGACGACAGCGGACGGTCGCGGCAGGTCGAGGCACTCCGGCAAGATCGCCGCCAGCGCGCCATAGAACCCCTTGTGGATGCGGCCCAAGCCCTCCACGGCGATCACGTCGCAGTTGAGGTCGGCCAGCCATGCCGAGAAGTCATCCGTGCCGCGGAACACGTGCACGTCGCCGTAGACGTGCATTCTGCTGGCGCTGTCGGGCTTCCCGATGGTCGGCGCGTCCGTGTAGGCGCGCTGGGCCAGTAGGGCGTAATCGATGGGGCTCACCTAATTTCCCCGTTCGTGACGAAACCGTGCCAGTGCCCTGACTTGCTGGCATCGACCGACGGTGAAAGCGACAGGCTCTCGAAGTTGTCGCCGGTGATGCCCCATATGTGGTCGGTGCTCGGGCTGTGCGCATGGATGTAGCTATCATCCAAGGCGTCTCGACCGGCATGGTGAAACAGCACGGCAAGACGGCATGAACGGCAGTGCGGGCACTCAAAGGACAGTCCGACCCGCAGACCGCCCGACTCGAGTGCCAACCAGCGCGGATCGAGCTCCGTCAGCTTCACGGGTTGGCCGTACTCGCCGCGCTGGCCGGAGCCGCCTGCGCAGCCTTGATCTGCTGCTCCACCACACCGACGACGCCAGCCGCGGTCTCGGCGACCACTAGGGCGGCTTGCACCTGCGCTTGCTGGGCGGCCGGCAGCGGTAGCGATCCGGCGAGATGCGCGAGCGCCGGCAGACCGGTCGAGATCAGCGCCTGGATGCTGGACAGGTCGACGGCCGGCGACGCGGCAGCGCCGTTGCAGACTGCGGTCACGATGGGATGGATGGCGGCGAGCTGGATCTGCGCCTGCGCGCCAGTGCCGGCAGTGGCTGGATCGGCCTCCAGCGCCGTGTTCAGCGCGGTCAGCTGGGTGTGCACGAGGTTCAGTTGCGGGCATGCGATCGCGGCGATCTGCTGCGGGTTGAGCTGCTGAGGCTTGACGCCGCAGCCGGCAATCAGGGCGAGCGAAACCATGGCGGCCAGGGCCACCAGCAGAGACATGCGCTTCATGGGATTACCTCTTGTCCGAATCGAACGGAGCGGGAACGGTGG